ATGTTAGACGAAGCTAGAAAACAAGAAGAAGAACTTGTTAAAGAAAAAGAAATACAGGAAGCAAAAACAAAAGCTGATCTTGAAAATCTTATGAAGCAAAGAATAGCTGATAAAGATAAGGAGTTAGCTGATTGGAAGTCTAAAGTTAAAACAATAAATGTAGATAATTCTATATTATCTTTAGCTTCTAAGAACAATGCTATTGCACCTGACCAAGTAGTGTCTTTGTTAAAGCATGAAGTTAATTACAATGATGATGGTCGAGTAGAAATACTTGATAATAATAAAAACATTAGATATAACTCAAAAGGGGAATTATTAACAATAGAAGATAGAGTTAATGAATTTTTAGATGCTAACCCACATTTCCGAAAAGGGTCTTTGTCAGGCACAGGTAGTCAGAGTAGCATCGAGGGTAAAACTGTAAAACCATTTAATATTCAGGATTTAGATATGAGCAAGGCAGAAGATCGTAAAAAGTATGCAGAATATCGCAAACAAAGAGACTCTGCTCCTGTTCAGATTAACTTAAACAATAATAAATAATAAAGGACAAACACAATGGCAAACGAAAGCACAAGTTCTACACTCGAAGAATTATATACTGAGATTGTAGCAGAAGCATTATTCGTAGCATCAGAGCAATCAACTATGAGACCTCTAGTACGAAACTATGCAATAACAGGTGGTGGAAAGTCAGTTGAAGTTCCAATTTACTCATCAGTTTCAGCTGGTGCAGTATCGGAAGCATCTGATTTATCTAACACAGCAATCAACCCAACTTCTGTGACTATCACAGCAAGTGAAGTTGGTATTATGACAACTCTTACAGATTTAGCAAGAAACTCAGCACCAAGAAATGTTGCTGGAGACATTGGTAGATTATTCGGAGAAGCAATCGCTAAAAAAATTGACACAGATTTAACTGCGTTATTTGATGGTTTCTCACAAGAAGTTGGAGATGGAACAGCAGTTCTAAGTTCAGCTAATGTATTTAATGCAGTAGCAATTCTTAGAAAAAATGCAGTTCCAATGTCTGACCTAGCTGGTGTATTTCATCCTTTAAATGCGTTTGACCTAAAGAGTGGTTTAACAAACACATTTGTTGGTAGAGATACTGAAAAATCTAACGAAGCTTTAAACACAGGTTTTGTTGGTAATGTAGCTGGTGTTCCAATATTTGAAACTTCAAATATGGCTGACAACTCAGGCAACAATCCGGGTACAACAGGAGATTACAAAGGTGCAATCTTCCATAGAGATGCGTTAGCATTAGCTATGATGCAAGACCTAAAAATCGAAACTCAAAGAGATGCGTCTCTAAGAGCCGATGAAGTTGTTGCGACGGCCGTCTATGGTGTAGGCGAACTTAACGATACTTATGGTGTTGAATTGAATGTAGATTCATCAATCCAATAATCGTACTTTTATCAGGGGGAGCAATCTCCCTGATAATCAATAGGAGAATTTATGAATATAAAATTAACAAATGGTGTTAAAATTATTACAAGAACAAAAGATCAATACGAAGCAAACATGAATCAATTTAAATTAAGAGGTTTTGCTCCTGTTGATTCAGTAAAAAAAGAAATTAAAAAAGCGACAGTAAAAGACATTTCTGATAAAGTTGTTCAACTAAAAACTAAGAAAAGAAAAACAAGGAAAAAGAAATGAACAAAATTATAATAATGAAAGCTAAGAAATGGTCTAAATGGGTATGGGTTAAATCAAAAAATAATCCAATGTATTCAATACCTTTAGTATTAATTATAGCTTATTTAGTTTGGAAGTAATTTATGGCTAATTATACAGGTGCAAATGTAATAACTGCAAGTGATGTCACTAAGTATCAACCTGATGCTTTTGGCTTTGGTATTGCTTCAACTGATACTGAAGCTGTAAATTTCTTTGCACAAACAACAAATGATATTCTTAGACAGCTAAGAGTAGAGTGGTGGCCAACATATAAAACAAATGTATTCACAGATATTACAGTATTAAATACTGCTGAGATGGTAGATACAAAAGTAAATTTAGATCAGTTTGAAAGGGCTGGTGTATATTTATTTCTAGGTAGATTCTTTTGTCCAGCATTAACTAAGTTCAGGCCTGAAACAGAAAAAGACAGATTTGAAAGAATGGCTGAGTATTATATGTCAGAATATAATAAGGAATGGAGAACAGTTTTAGAAGATGGTGTTGAGTATGATGAGACCGGAGATGGCACTATACAAGTTTCTGAAAGAGAGCCTTTACATGGATTTAGAAGATTGACTAGATAATGGCTTTAGAT